TGGTAGCAGCGGTGTAGCACTCGGGGCAGGAACTCCTGTTGACGTACAAATCAATCAACATATTCAAAATGCTAACCAACAACTTGCAATGATGCAGAGTACAGAGCAGAAAGTAGATAATATTCATCAAAATGCTGCAGCTGTAAATGAGATGGCGGATTTTAAAGCTAATATGCGTATAAAACAATTAAATAGAGCAGCGTCAGCAACTCGTAGTGGAGCAGATGCAGGATTTTATGCTGGTTTATTATCAGCATTTGCCTCATCATCACAAACTTATACATCAGCTAATGGCCAATGGTCAATAGATGGATTTAAAGATGATCCTAAATCTGGCTGGTACGATACTTGGAATAAGGCGTAACTTATGGCTGATTTACAAACAAAATCATTTCAAAGAGAAAATACACCGATTTACAACAAAACAGCGGTACAGCACGAGTATCAAGAACCTGATATGACTGTTGGGCAAAGTTATAAGAATGAACAGGTCATATGGGAAGCTGCTAGTGGATTTACTAAAGAAATAGCAACAATTGTAGGTAATATAGATAAAGAAAGGCAAAAAGGCATAGCGGATGATATTATCGACAAGATCCAAACTGACAATCTTACCAACACTGTATTAATAGATAATGAATTACCTAAATTAGAATCATCTGCGTTAGATGCCACAGAAATGATGAATAAATTTGCATCAGAAGGTATTGAAACAGAAGGTGGAACTATTAAAATGGATTCATTAGAGTCTTATGAGGGGTATGAATTCTTAAGTCAAAGTGAAAAAAATAGAATAAAAAAACAATATAACCAATCAGAAATACTTACTAAGCAAAATGTTGTTCAGCAAATTTCTGCTTTATCTAGAGAACACACAAACAGGAGATTAGATAGATTTGGAATAAATACTAAGAATCTTATCTTAGGTAAATTAATAGATGGTCGTAATTATCTACAGAAATTAACTGATACCGAAGGCCCTGGTGACGGACCAGAGGGAATGAATATGAGACATTTTTGGGTAGGTCAAATACTAAAAGGGAATAAAAATGTTCCTGGCGCACCCGCAGGAGGCTCAAGTATAAAGGATCTTGGTTCACCATCAGGCTTAAAAGATGACATAAAGACGGAAGTAGATAAAGCTCTTGATTTACATACTGAGAAAGTAGTAGATGCGTTAAATAATGATCATATCAAATATACGGATGTACAGGATAAAATAAATGAAGTAATGGAATTTACAT